AGATATTTCTAATGTTCGTTTTATAAAAGGACAGTGTTTATGGACAACATCATTTAAACCTACTAATGAACCTTTAACGACTACATCTCAAGGTGCAACTGCAAGTCTTGTATCGCTTTTATGCTGCAATCAAGTATCTGATTCAGGTTCAACCGTAACTCCTGGAACGATTGTTGCGGTAGGCGGTCCATCAGGAAGACCAGATAGCCCTTTCGATGATTTAGGAGGTTTTGTTTTTGGAGACGACGGTGAACAAAATGTAATCAAGTGTGGTAAGTATATTGGAAATAGTTCTGCTGATATTGAAATTTATACAGGATGGCAACCGCAATACATAATGTTTAAGTCACTTGAAAGTAGTAATAATTGGTCTGTCTTTGATTCTCTGCGTGGAATTGTAACAGAGGGGGATGAAAACTATCTTTATCCTAATTTAGCCAACGCTGAATATGTTGCTGAGAGAATATCTTTAACGCCTACTGGTTTCATAGTTGATGCTAGTGCTGGTGTTCTTATTAATGAAAATGATAAGGAAATGATGTGGATGGCGATCAGAATGCCAGATGGTTATGTAGGAAAACCACCAGAAGCAGGAACTGATGCATTCGCTATGGATGTTGGTAATGGTAGTTCAGATATTTCAGTTCCTAACTTTGATAGTGGTTTCCCTGTTGACCTTGGTATATACAAACAAACTGCTGCTACTAATGATTGGGTTCTTTCAGATAGATTGATAAGCGGTAGATGGTTGAGAACAAATGGCACTAACCCAGAAGCTACTTATAGTGGAATTAAATTTGATAGTAATGTAGGTTGGGCTGCTGGTGGATTTAATACTGCTGTGCAGTCATGGATGTGGAAGAGGGGCCAGGGCTGCGATGTGGTGACTTACGAGGGACTTTCAGGTGTACGAGAAATTCCACATTCATTAGCAAAACCTGCTGAGATGATTTTTATAAAGAGAATGGACGGTTCTGAGGAATGGGCTGTAGGAGCCGATGCGATGACTGATTGGAATAAATATATGAAATTAAATACTAATGATGGAGAATTAAATGCTTATGGAACATTTAATTCAACAGCCCCTACTTCTACTCATTTCTCTTTAAGCACTTCAGGTAGAGCAAACTATACTGGTTATAGATATGTAGCTATGCTCTTCGCCAGTGTTACGGGAATCAGCAAGTGCGGATCCTACACTGGCTCCAGCACTACGATAACCGTGACCACTGGATTCCAACCCAGATTTATTATAATTAAGCGTGTTGATAGTGGTGGTAGTTGGCTTACTTGGGATACAGTAAGAGGATGGGTTGATGGTAATAATAATCCTTCTCTTGAATTTAATACTGATGGTGCTCAGACAACTGGTAATGCGTATACTGGTGGACCTATTTCAACAGGATTTACTCTTAATTCCAATGCAGATTATAATGGAAGTGGGGCTACGTACTTGTATTATGCTCATAGCTAATTGGCTAAATAAATAAAGAAATAATAGTCGGGGGAGAGTGAACCCAAATGTCTAAAGTTAGATCGGATAATTATGTCGATAGAGCAGGAACTGGTGCTCCTACTTTTCCTAATGGCGTAAGTATTAGTGGAGTTCTTACTGCTACCACGATTGGTGGTACGACTGATACTATTCTAATTCCTGGTAACTTAACAGTTCAAGGAACGGAAACAATTATTAATACAGAAAAACTTGATGTTGCTGATAAGACAGTTGGTGTAGCATCAACTTCAACCGCATCGGATACAACTGCTGCTGATGCAGGTCTTGTTGTTTATGGTGGTAGTGACGGAGATAAGACTTTATTATATGATAATACAAAGAAAGGATTTGATTTTAATATACCTCTTGCAACTGATGAAACAAGAATATTTACGGTTTCGGAGAAGAGTACCATATTTGCAGGTAATACTGCATCATTAACCTATGCAGGAAATAGTAGTAATATTGCAATTTGTACGAATGCAACTGGTCCTATAACTTTGAATGTTACAAACATTCCAGTAACCAGTGATTTTGATAATTCTACTCTTACATTCTGTGCAATTATTAATGGTCATGCAGGACTTGCACAAACAGTAACAGCAGTTAAACTTAACGGAGTAACAAAGACGATTCAATGGGCAGGTGGTTCACTCACTGCTGCTGTGAATGGACTTACAACATCACATGGATATTATATACAATCATTTACTGGAATTAATACAGTAGGGTCAGCAAGTACATGCGACAACTATACCGTATTGGGTGTGGTCAGTGGTGGATATCATTAAGGTAAAAATATATGCCTGTACATTCTCGTGTAACAACGCCTAGTGCTTTTGCGACTGGTAAAACAAAAAGGGTTCCTGTACCTACAGGAGATCCTGTTTATCAGGAAGATATTTTTTCTCAGTTTTACTACGCTGGAGCGAATAGTAATCCTAAGAGAATTTATAATAATATAGATCTTGAAAATAAAGGTGGGTTAATTTGGATAAAGCAAGTTGGTGCTAACGGTGGAGGGGGAAATACGCCAATGATACAGATGGATACTTTGATGGGTGTTAATAAGTATCAACTTATGGCAAATTCGGGGGGAAATTTATGGCCTCAGACCAGTGCAGGTAATGCAATAACATCTTTTAATACTGATGGATTTACTCTTGGTAATAATACGAGATGGAATAATATAAATTATAACTATATCTCATATACTTTTGCGAAGCAGGAAAAATTCTTTACTTTATTCTCTTACACAGGAGGTGCTGATGGTGCAGGTACTACACAGATAGCCCACGATTTGGGATGTACTCCTGGTATGATCGTTGTCAAAGGTCAGACTGATGATGGAACAGGAAATACTTCTTGGCATCGGCCTGTTGTATGGCATAGAGGATATAATGGAGGTGATCCTGGACATTATTTTACTAGTTTGTCAAATGACGCTGGTATAGCTGCCGATAATGGTTTTTTTCCTACTTCTCTTGGAGGACCAAATGCAACTAATTTTACTGTTGGAAATAATTTAAATGTTTCTGGGGTGGTCTATAATGTGTATATGTGGGGTCATAATGAAGCACCAGAAGATTGTATATTTGGTGAAGAAAAAAATAAACCATTAGTATTTTGTGGTGATTGTCCAAGTGCACCTAATTCAACTCATTATCCTGAAGTGGATTGTGGAATGCCAGTACAAATGTTAATGGGTAAGAGTTGTATTCAAGATCATAGTGCTTCTATTCCAGATTCTTGGAGAGTTGCGGATAAGTATAGAGTTATGCGTTTTCATGAGAACAGTACTTATTGGTGTTTCCCAGAATCTATTGACTCTGAACAAGATCCTGCTTCTGGAGCTAGCCATGGGGATATGGGATATAAAACTGCCAAAGGATTTGCACAGGGGGTGCATACCTTGCAAAATTCTGTATTCATGGCAATAGGGGATTCTGCATATAGAAATGCAACTCTTGCACCTCCTACAGGAACACCTTATGATTCTGTTAATACTATAGCAAATGTTTTCAACTCAAACTTTGCTCTTAGTCCAGGATTTAATCAATGGGTAGTTGGTAAGGGTTTGTCAAGAACCTTAGATTTCTTCCTTAATAAAAGGGTGAGTAATACATCAGGTAGTGGAACTGAGGATGGTAAAACATATGTAGTAGGTCGTTTTGAGAATTGGAAGTACCTGAGATGGAATTCAACCAGTAATTCTGATAGTTTTGGTGGTCAAGATGGTACACGTCAAAGACATGCCCCAACTGATGGTGGTTGGTACTATTTGACTGGTAATCCTAATGTTACAGACTCAGCTACTGGTGGTATTGCCAAGCAAGGAATTGGTGGTGGTGGTACTTGGATGACATCCAATAATGCTTATATGTTTAATATGACATTAAATACTCATAGGAAGTTTTTTGATATGCAAAACTGGGTTGGGAATAATACAAATAATCGAGCTATTTACCATAACCTTGAAGTTGAGCCTGCTATGATATGGCTTAAAGGATGGAATGCAGGTCAGGATTGGGCCGTATATCATAAATCTTTGGGATTAACTAAACAGTTAAAGCTTAATTTAACTACTGGAAAAGAGAATTTTTCAGGTGAAGATGGTTCACTTGTATCAATTGATAATGAGAAGATTGTTGTTAACGGTACTGGTACAAGTTATAAGACGAATCAAAATGAATACTTATACGCAGCTTATATCTTTGGAGAATATCCTGGATGGAGTAAGATTGGTAGTTATACAGGTACAGGAAATCAAATTGATATTGATTGTGGATTTACTAGTGGTACTATAGCTAATGGATTGGGTAGTGTTTTAATTAAAAGAGCTGATGCTGGAAGTACAGGTGATTGGTACATGTGGAATGAATCTATGTCAACTATTGTGACTACTGGTGGATGCCAATTTATGAAAATGAATCAAATTGGTGATCAATATAATCTTGGTAATACAACTTATATTAACTCACTTACCAGTACTGGTAATCCAGCTAGTGGTCATATTAGTGGTCTAAGGATTACTAATACTGCTGCTAATCCTGTTAATGTTTCTGGTGGTGAATATATATACTGGGTTCTTGCTGCTACTGCTTAATTTATCCTAAATATCTAAAAATATCTCATGCCTGTACATAGTCGTATTACTTCAATAAATGCTTTCGCTACTGGGAAAACCGATAGGGTTCCTACTGAGTCGAACTATGTAGAGGATTATTTTAATCTACAGACTTTTACAAGACCACTTACTAATAATGGTGCACAAAAAGTAACAACATATGTTGACATGTCGCAACCTGAAGATGAAGGATTTGTATGGCATAAATTTACTAATGCTAATAGTGCACATAACGTTGTTACTAAATTAACTACAGGAAAACAGATAGTTGTTCCTACATCGAACCCAGGTGCCAATGGTAATGCAACTATTGGTATTGGTAGTCAGTTTCTTGTCTTGCAAGACAATAATAGACTTGCAGCTATTGAGAATGTTACCTTAGATGCTGGTGGTGGTAATGGTGCTGCAGTTGATTTTGAGACACATGATGATGGATATGTGGTTCATTCTACAAATTGGGCGGCACAGAGTGTAGGAAATGATGACCAGTTGGATTTGAATCTATCGATTCAATTTAAGAAGAAAAAGAAATTTTTGGATATTCAGACATGGACAGGAAACGCAACAGAGGGTCATGAAATTTTTCACGAGTTAGGATGTGAACCTGGCATGATTCTAATAAAGAATCTTAGTGCTGATGATGATTGGCTTTGTTATCACAAATATAGTGATACTGGAGTTGGAGGAGGAAACGAACCTTGGAAATTTTATTATAAATGGAATGATGGTCAGAATAGGGTAAGTCAGTCCCCTTATGCAGTAAAAGCTATGGGAACCAAATCCATTTTACTGCATGGTGCTGCTGACAGTACAACTCAATATATTAATTATAATACACATAAGTACATTGGTTATTTCTTTGCTGATGCTGATGGTGGATTTGGTGATGATGGTACAGAGAACGCAATTGCTTGTGGAGTGGGTGTTGTTAGGGCTGATAGATATGCTGCTGATGCATTTACTGATTTAGGATTTGAACCTGATATGGTATGGATTAAACGTAGAGAAGGATCTGGCGATAATCCTGCTCGTCTGATTAATACATCATCAGGTTGGTTTGATGGTTATTATGAGAATACTAGTGGTACTACTAGGGCTAAAAGTCCTTATTTTAGGACAGACCAACCAGGACCGCAAACTTCTTGGCTCCAGATAAGTAATGAAGCTAATGGATTTTGGGTTGAAGGCACGGGTGGACAGCATGGTAATCTTTTTGCGGAAGGAGCTGAATATATTTACCTTGCGGTAAGAAAACCTCAAAGAACTCCAGAGCAATATAATATAGCTCATTCGGGTATAGGTGGAACTTCTTTCTTCCAGGCATTTAAGGGATCTGGTATAAATCGGACACCAATGGAACAACCTGGATTTACTCCAGATATGGCTTGGTGGAAAGGTGGTTTGTTTAATGGTGTGGTTAAAAGTCCTTGGATTCAATTTAAAAGTTTTGGAAACCAAGTTGATACTGGAATTGAGGATGATCAGCAGTATGCTGCATTAAAGAGTAATTCCCTTGGACCTGCGGAGGTAGATCCTGCTTTAAGTGGTGCAAATAATTATTATGTTGGAATTATAGAGAAGGGATATGTTGTAGAAAGTGGTGGAAGTTATGTGACGGATGCTAATACTGGAATGTATGCTTTTAGGAAGGCTAGAGGATTTTTTGATACTTTTGCATGGAACTATAAATGGGGTAATGTTGGTGTTGTAACTGTTAGCCATAGTCTTGGTGAAAAACCTGAGTTTATGGTAGTTAAACCATTAAGAACTTCTGCCGACCCTTTTGCTAGATGGAAAATTTATCATGCTGGTATGGGTGCTACTATGGGTGCCAGTATACACAGTACTTCAGATGGTTCTGTTACTGCTTTTGCACCTCAAACTTGGTGGAACAATCAGGAACCAACTGCGTCTGAATTTTACACAGGTGCAGAACTTTCAACTGGTTCTGGTATAGCAGATCAAGGATTTAGGGGATTTGCGTTTTCTTCTATAGAAGGAATATGTAAGGTGGGAGTATATACTGGTACAAATCAAGCTATAGATGTGAATTGTGGATTTTCATCTGCTCCACGCTTTATTATGATTAAGAATGCAAATACAACGGATAACTTCTTCATATGGGATGATATGCAAGGAATGTCTATTTCACCTGTAGATGCTGGTGAAGCACTATTTGGTAGTCCTGGAGATTTCACATGGACTGCTCCTGCTGGAATAACAAAGATTAGTGCAGTTCTTATTGGTGGTGGCGGTGGAACCCCAAATTCTTCAAGTCAAAGTGGTGGAGGAGGTGGTGCATTAGCATGGAAGAATAATATTACTGTAGTTCCTGGAACAACTTATAACCTAACAGTAGGTGTTGGAGGATCACATGGTGAATCTAGTGGTATTGGTTCTTATTATAATGGTACTGATGGTGGTAATAGCACTCTTACTGTAGGTTCGGAGACTTATGTTGCTTATGGTGGAAAGGGTGCAATATACAGAAGTGGTGGTGGATCTACTTATCCACAATCACCAGGAGATGGTGGAACTCGCTCTGCTAACACTGATGGTGGTGGAGATGGTGGAAGAGGTGGTTGGCAAGGTGGATCAAACGCTGGAGGCGGTGGTGGTGGTGCTGGTGGATATACTGGTGTTGGTGGAACTGCGGGATATCAAGGCACAACTGCCTCAAACGGTGTCCAAACTGGTGCTGATGGATTAGGTGGTGGTGCTGGTGGAGGAGCTGCTGGAGTTGGTGGAAACGCCCTTGGTGGTGGTGGCGGTGGAACAGGATTATATGGTGAAGGGGATTCTGGAGATGGTGGTAGTAGTACTTCAGGTAATGGTTCTGGTGGTAAAGGTGGATCAGTTTCAAATACTTTAACTCCACCTGGTCCTAATAATAATGTTGGTGGTGGTAGAGATGGTGCTCAATCTTGGGTTAATGGATATGAGAGTGACGCATACTTTGGTGGAGGCGGTGGTTCTCAAGGTGGTGGTGGTGATGGTATGAAAGGTGCAAAAGGTGGCATTAGAATTATATGGGGTGAGAATTCTGCTGGACTTGCAAGAACTTTCCCTAATGCTGCAACAGCAGGTAGTTTATTTGACCCATATTGGTACTGGAATAATTATGCTCCACAAATTACTGGTAAAGATTATATTGGAGTAACAACTTCAGGATTTGGTGTTGCAGGTGGTGCTGTTACAGGTGTCAATGATAGTGGAAGTACATTTATTTACTTAGCTATTGCATAAAATAAATAAAAGAAAGTATACGAAGCAATGAGTCAGACTAAAGCACAGATACTACAAGGTAAAGGAACTGCTAATACAGTAGAAGGGCTTACTGCCTCTGGTATTGTAACTGCTTCTGCTTTCGATGTAGGAACAACTATTCAAATTGGTAATGCGGGTGTTATCACTGCAACGTCCTTAGATGTGAGGACTCTTGGTGGGGATATTAACGTTGGTGGAGCAGTAACTATATCTGGTAACCTCCGAGTAGATGGTACTCAAACTATAGTTAATACAGAAACCCTTGATGTCGCTGATAAGACAGTTGGTATTGGTTCTACAACTAACCCATCTAATACAACAGCAGATGGTGCTGGTATAGAAGTATACGGTGGAGCAGATGGTAATAAATCTTTATTGTGGTCTCAAACAGGAGAGAAATGGATATTATCAGGAGGAGCACTTTCTGTTGGTAGTTCTATAACTGGTGGAAATATTCATGGAACAGATTTAGATGTAACTAATGTTAATGCAAGTGATAGGGTGCTTATAGGAACAACCGATGAAGGTCATGCAAGTGCTGATGATTTAACGATTGCAACGTCAGGGCATACTGGAATGACTATTCGTTCTGGAACAAGTAATTCTGGAAGTATATACTTTTCTAGTGCAACATCAGGTGGTAATGAATACAATGGATATATAATTTATAATCAGACTGACGATAGTCTTAGATTTGGAACTAATGAAAATGATAGAATTCGCATTTCAGGTATTGGATCAGTTGGTATTTCAACAGCAGCACCAAGAGGAACTTTTGATATAGGAGATGGAAATGAAGTTAGTAGTCAGGTTGATGTCGCAGCAGTTGATATAGATTGTTCAAAGGGTAATTTCTTTAGAAAGCAAGTGGCAGGTAGTGTAACCTTTACTATTTCTAATGTTCCTACGACCAGTGTATATTCATTTACTTTACTTATAGATTACTCAAGTGGAAGTATTGCTTGGCCAGGAACTTTCTTGTGGCCAGACAATAGTGCACCTACCTTAACTACAGGTAAGAAGCATTTAGTTATGGGAGTTACTAATCCTAATACAAGTAATTTCCGTATGTCTTATCTTGTCAATTACACCAGTTAATTAATTATGGATGCTACTACTTTTAAAAATATGCAGGGTGCTGCAGGATATAAAGCACCCAAATGTGTTGAAGATTTATTTAATACTGTTCTTTACGATGGAGCACAATCTACTGCTAAGAGTGTAACAGGTGTAGGGTTTAAACCCGATATGGTTATAATTAAAAACTTGTCTGGTGGTGGTTCAAGTGGAGTACCTGTCTTATATAATAGTGTTAGTGGTGCATCTAAATATTTTCAGATGGCATCTCTTGCTGCTCAACAATATAATACTGATAGAGGAATATCAAGTTTTGATGATGATGGGTTTTCATTAGCAGCTCTCAACTGGGCATCTGCCAATGAAGGTGGTAATAATTATGTTGCATCATGTTGGAAGAAGGAACCATATTTTTTCGATATCGTAGAATATAGTGGGAATGGTACTAGTGCTACCCAAATCCCCCATAATTTAGGATGTGCCCCTTCTATGATGTGGATCTTCCAGATTGATTATACAAGCGGTCTTCCTGATGGAACAAGTGCAATATATCATTCGGCATTTGCTGACCCTACTGGTCAAAGGTCTTCATTTTATGATACTGGAAGTGTCTTTAGTGATGGTAATGCATGGCACGGATTAAATCCTACAGCTTCTGTTATTAACATAGGTAGCAGTGATTATACTAATCAAAACGGAAAGAATTATATTGCATTTTTATTTGGAGCAAATCAGGCAAAGTTTGGTCCTGAAGGTGGAGAATGTGTGGCAGGTACTGGAACTTATACAAACGGTGGTGGAGGAGGAGCATCAGTGGATATAACTCCAACAAGTTGGAATAGACAGAATGCTCGTTTTGTTTTAACTAAAAAAAATACTTCATCCAGTCCTTCTGGTGATTGGGAAGCGTGTGATAGTATGTTTGGATTGGTAACACAAGGTGCATATAATAGTAGTGGTGGTGGAATGCCAAAGATGGTTGATTATTCTACTAATGCTGGTGTGCAGATAGAACATCAGGTACAGGTAAGAGCACTAGATGGTAATCCTTATGGGTTTAGTTGCAAAGGTGCTGGTTCATCTCAGAGGTATGTTTATTATGCTATAGTACAAGACCAAAAAATACCGAGAAGTGGGGCAGAAGTATTTGGAGCAGCAAAAGGTAAAGCAACTCTTCCAGCAGCAACAACTGGTGAGGAGCAAATGAGATTTGATACTGGTATAAGGGCAGATATGGTATGGAGAACTAATCCAGATGCCAGTAGTGGTGATCCTTCATATACGGATTGGACTCTTCGACAGTTTAATGAATCTTATATGAGTTTGGGACAAAATTGGGAAATTCGTGGTCATCATAACGGATATACAACGGAAGGTGAAAAGTATAACTTGGCATTTTCCCAAGGATTTTGGGAAGATGTTAATTCAAATGCAGATTTTGTTGGTTGGTCATTTAAGAAAGCAAGGCAATTTTTTAAAACCTCAATGTGGAAAGGAAATAATGCATCAACTCGTTATGTAGCTCACAATTTGGGAAAAGCACCCGAATTCATGTGGATAAAATGTACCAATGCTAATCGTAGAGGGCATATATTCTTTGATTTTGATGCTGATAATAATACATATGTAAGAACTTTCTTGAATGAAGGTAATAATACTAGCACACACACAGCAAACGATACTTATCTTAAAGGTCGTCCCAATTCTTCTTGGATTATAATTGGTGATGATAGTTCAGTAAATACAATGAGCAGTGATTATGTTGCATGTGTTTTTTCAAGTTGTCCTGGAGTATGTAAAATTGGCAAATATACTGGTACAGGTAGTACTCTCTCTATAGATTGTGGATTTGAATCAGCAGCAAGATATGTTATGATTAAAAGAGTTGATGTTAATGAATCTTGGATGCTGTGGGATTATGTAAGAGGAATAAATGCACCACAGAGTGCTGCTGGAAATTCAACCTGGTCTACTGCAGGTAGTCATACCTTTACTGTTCCTTCTGGTGTTACCTCTGTTAGTTTTGCTGCAATAGGAGCAGGTGGAGCAGGTAAATCTCCTAATTCAGGATATAGTGGAATGGGAGGAGGTGGAGGAGGAGGTGCTTATAAGAACTCTGTAAGTGTGACTCCTGGCGATACATTTGGTGTATGTGTAGGTTCTGGTGGTCCTTCTGTTGGAGCATGTGGTGGAGGTGGTACAGGATGTGGGGGATGTTGTGGTGGCAATTCTTATGTTACTCAAGGAGGAACAAAGATTATGGAGGCACAAGGTGGAAGAGGTGGTGGATATGCTTCTACACAGGCAGTGATGCTATGTGGTGATGGTGGTGGAGGTGGTGGATATAACTTAGGTGGTAATGGATATCAGTATAATAGTCCTCAAGCTGCTGGATATGGTCACTATTCTTCTGGTGCTGGTGGATTTGGTGGCGGCGGTGGAGGTGGAAACTATTTTAATAATAATGGTAAATATTGTATTAATATGAATGGTCGTGGTGTTTATGACCAAAACCCACCAAACCCCTCTCTAACTGGAGGTTCAGGATATAATGGTGGTTCTCCTGGCGGTAATGCTGGTAACAAGTGTGCTGGTCAATGGGGTGCTGGTGGAGGTGGTGGTAGATATGGTAGCACTGGTGCTGCTGGTAAGCATGGTGCAGTCCAAGCAATGTGGGGTGCAGTTTACCCTAACATGTCTGGAGACGATCCTGTGTTTTTCTGGGATAGAATTAATACTTACCATCCTCAATATGAAGGACAGTTTCTCAGTCCTACCAATACAGGATTTCAACTAATTGGCAGTGCTTCTTATAGTGGTGTTAATGGCGGTATGTCTGGTAGTGCTAATGCCAATGGTGGTGACTACTGGTACATGGCAATCTCTTAATAATAAATAAAACTACGGATACTTATTAGATATGGCAGAGTATAGAGAACGTACAAGTGGAATAGTAAAAACTGATCACCAATTCAGGTTTGACAATTCTAAGATGTCTTTACCAGACCCAATGCAAGATGGTGTCTTGGATGAAATGGGTTATGATAGAATACGTCCAGGTGTTCAACCATCATATTCAGCACCATATCAGTATGTTTATCGTAATGGTGAAGAGCAGATTAGTGGTATATGGACTGAAAAATGGAGTGTAGGAATTGGAGTAACAGCAGATATTGATGCTATTGCTGCATCTAGTGTAAGACTGGCAAGAGATTCAAAATTGGCAAAAACTGATTGGTTAGTTACTAAATCAGTGGATACTGGAGTTTCAATCGGTAGTTCTTGGACAACATACCGTCAAGAATTGAGGGATTTACCTAATAGTAGTGGATTTCCTCACTCAGTCACTTGGCCAACGGAACCCTCATCATAGGACGTTAATAAAACTGGCACACAAAACCCCTGCACTTCGGTGTGGGGGTTTATACTATGTACAGTTAGCAAATAAAAATGCAATTAACTGGATCAGAGAAACTTGTTTTTATAGCATCCTTTATGGTTCTTATGAACTGGGGTGTTCGTGTGTCTTCTATTCTTATTAACAATTTACTATGAAATCTGAAATGCTTTGCGTGAATCCAAAATCTTCTCAAGCAAAAGAGAGATTTTCTAAAGAGATGGATTTATTGCATTCTTGTCGTGTAGAAAAACGTCAACATGGTAAATTATATCTTTCATCTATTTCTGGTAGGTACAAGTTCTCTATGCACGAGTCTTGTGATGACCATTGGGAAGTTGTTAAATAAGTATAGCAATGGATATTGTTTCTATGTTTGCTACTCTTGTTGCTATTTCAATAAGTTGTCCTGATATTATTAGTATCAGGGACACTCTTTTGAGTGACAAAAAGTTATCTCCAGAAATCAAACAAGAAATAGTTGATGTATTACACCAAGCAAACCCTGAATGTGAATTAAATGAAAGATCAGAGTCCAGTTGATAGTGAAACTAAGCAGGAAAAGTGGGATCGTGGCAAGACTCTATTCCTGGAATCATTACATAAACCAGACCATGAATTACGTGGTTGTTCTCATAATCAGAAATGTTATAATGAGTTAATGGAAATAAGAGAACAGGTGATTAAAATTGTTCATTCAATACCTAATCCTCATACAGAACCATTACCATTTGGCAAGAAGAATACTCATGTAGAACCTACAATTAGTACACCTAATGGTGATATTAGCGAAACTCTAATGAGTGGAACATTGGGTGATTATTATATGTCAGAAAAGAGAGAGTATTAGTTATAAATTTTTGTTAAATTGTATCAGCAAATACAAACATAACTTGTATAAATATTAGTAGTCACCGAGAGGTACATTAAGAGGAACCACATGCATTAAAGGTCTATATTATGTTCTATTGTCGTTTAATGGAGAAGGTTAATGCACAACTTAATACCATATAACCAGTTAGCAGGAGAGAGCAATTTCGATCCTGAGAATGATTTAATCGCAGATTATTACGAGTGTTTAATCGAATGTGATGAAAGTCAGTCAGTTTGTAAACGCATATGTAAGGAGGTTTTAGTTTAAATTAAGTAAACCTTAGATTTAAATAAAATGCTAACACACTCACATCCACCTTAATTAAGCAAAAAGTTAACAAGTAAGTAAGTAACCCCTTGACAAATCAGTCAGGGGGTTTTATATTGGTTATAATTATAATGTTGCAATGGCCATTGATGATGATGTAAAGGTAACTATCAACCTCAATGAGTTGGTAGAGATTAGAGCAAAACTTATTTCTCAATATGATGATTACTCAGAACAAGTATGTAAAGGTGAATACTTGGATGGAGCTGATATTGACCGTATTGCAACTGGGTTAAGAGATACTTTAACTTGGGATGCACTCTATTTTATGGTTGATGAGGCAGTTTTAGAATACTTGGGTATGAGAGAAACTCATTATGGTGAGAGAACTATCGAATCCCTTGATGTAACAATGGAGAAGGAAAAGAAAGAAAGAGAAAAGGAATTTAAGAAAAACTTTGATATGGTTAAATTAGAATCATCTGCATGGACACTTGACGTACCAATGAGGAAAAATAAATGATTAGAGATGAAGAGACATTAGTAGCAGAACTAATGACAATAACCTCATTACTTGGTGGTACTGCTCAAAGATATGAGGTGACTAATAGTAAAGGGGATGCTTATAAAAAAATTGTTATTGAATACGATGTTACAGAAAACAATGCTACATAACAAAGATGCTATGGAACAAATGAAGAATCCTCTGAGTCCTGTTAAAATGGTGAGAGAGTCTTATTCCAAATGGTTGCAGAGACATGTAACTGAGGTTCAGGTTCAGTTTAAAGATGAGGAACCTGCATGGATTCCTTATGAGACATTATTAGCAATGCAAGAGTGTAAGGAGGAAGTTAATGAAAATCTTTAAGTGGTTGCAGAGAAATGTGACTAATATTAATGTTGGCACTCATAGGGGTGAAGATTTTAATCCTGACAGAGTACATTGTTATCTTGATGGTAAAGAGGTTGATTGTTTTATTGATAGATTAGAATCAGATGGGTATCATTATGATTCTGGTAATGCATGGTGGGAACGTACATGGTCAACTAATAAAGGGAAGGATTCTATAAGGGAAATATATCAACCATTAGATAGTGGTAATTGGAAACAGTTGATGATAGGATATGGTGATAGAATCTTTTATGAGGAAACGGTGAAGGTACGTGATGGAGTATTGACTGAACAATAAATACAATCGAATCGTAGATTTGATACAATGGCAACTATTACTTTACAAGCACCAGATGGGACAACAGAAACTTTTGAGTGTGATGGAGATACTACAATATTAGATGCAGCAGAAGAAGCAGGTATCGACCATCCATCATCTTGTAGAGCAGGTGCATGTTCTTCATGTTGTATGAAAGTCGTATCAGGTGAAGTGAATCAAGAGGAACAAACATATCTTGATGATGATCAAATGGATGAAGGATATTGTCTTACTTGTGTTTCTTACCCAACTTCTGATGAAGTTACCTTACTTACAGAACAGGAGGATGAGTTATAAATAGTCTTTCGGAGTACAATTACTTATTTTATTTTGAAGGACAAGAAAGCAGCAAAGAAGATTATTAAACTTGCAAAAAAGCATCCAGACTGGTATACTGAAGAAGATGTTAAATATGCCAAACAAGTTAGGTGGCGTATTAAGCAAGAAGAAAAACAAAAAAAGGAGTCTAATGATTAAGAGAGAATACACTGAGAAAGAGTATTGGGAAGGTAAAGTTCCTGATGAACTATTTGAAGAGTATCTTAAGAAGTATGGTTATGAATATACTCCTACTGATTACAACAAAATCCCATCAAGGTATTAATTATGGCATTATCTGAACAAACATTAGATCATCTACTTGAAGCGGAGGGTAGCATTAGGTCTGCACTTAAATGTGCTGCGGTGAATGAAAAACCTTTAGTTATAACTCAAATATCTAAACTATTATATGATATTGAGAGTATGAAAGAGTTTGAGAAATTACAAGACATTGTTGATACTGCTATGCAAGAACGTGACGAATGATTGCGGAACTCTAAAGAGAGTATTAAATTCATAGATAAGTCATATAACTATGTTATAATATCAACACACACCGCCATAGAACTATGATTAATCTGGACGAGAAGTACCTTTCTTACTTAGATGGTAAGAAGAAAATGAGAATAGATGGTGTTGATGAAAGAGTTAAGGCATATGGTTGGCACTGTGATGGTAATGATATTAAGGGACATTATGTAACCACAGAGAATTTTCAGTTGTTTTATAATATGGAGGGACTTTTCACAAATATGGTGGCACTTAGAGAACTGTCCACAATCTCTTGACTTACTAGTAGTTGTAGATATATACTGAGTTATAGGTAAAAAATTAAGAAAATGAACCAGTTTTGGCAAAAGGAAGTAGGAGGAGTTCTTGGAGCACTTTTGCTAACAACAACTCCTATTCTTGCATCACCTGTTTTTTCAGGTGAATCGCAAAGAGGGTATTCTAATCAAAGAAGTTGTTTTAAGACAGAATATAGAGAGGAATATATTCCAGGAACAGAAGATAATCCTGGATATGTAAAGTCGTGGAAGGATACTATTGAAGTTCCTTGTGAAGATTCTAATGTTGGATGGCATAGACCATCAAGACCAATAAGAGAAGATAGACCATATTATCGTAGACATGTGACTGTTTATGAGGATACTAATGATTGTAGTGATGGTAAGATTGCAGGTTTATTATTAGGTGGTGGTGCTGGTGCTGCATTGTCCAGAGGAGATGGTCGTTGGTGGGCAATTCCATTGGGTGCAGTTATTGGTAGTCACATTGGATGTGATGCTGCTGGAGGTTGATTTATAATGTATTATTCTATTGAAATCCTTGAAGAGTTTATTCGCAATCAAATTGCAAAACCAGGTTCTGATCCAACTATTTTTCGTAGTTGGTATAAATATGCCAGAGAATGTCCAGAATGGAGTTGTTTAACTTATGGAGATGCTCCAGGATTTTGTAGACTTGCTAAAATAGCAGGTAAGAACATCAATGAAGAATTTGGATTTGATGTCATTAAGATGCACTTTTATGGTATCTGGAAGAATAATGAAGTCAACAACCCCAAATATATGGTGTGGGAAAAAGATCATAGTGTTGACAAGTAATTAAAAATAGTTTATACTAAATAATAACCGATAAACAAAACTTACACGTTTATCACTCCAAACCTATTACTCGGAGAAAATTATGTCAAATGCTTTTTTGGAGCAGATTGCTTCATGTGCCAGAGAACAGCACAAAAATGATGAGAATGAGAAATCATTTAATTTACATCTTCCAATTTATAACGGATTATTAAAGAAAGAAGGAAATAACTATAAAAAGAATACTATTCCAGTTACTCTCCAACGTAATTCTGAAGAACGTGATGAGACTGATATTTACAGAACATATTTCTTAGCAAAAGACAGTAAAGGTCGCTATAGGGGATATAACTCTCTTGCTGCTAATCGTGGTAACATGATTGTAGTTCCAACCAAAGATTTTTATGATTGCTTTGGTAATTTAGTTACCGCATGGGATCCATTACAAATGGATGGTAATACTTTGCTGGTTCTTATTAGTAATATTATAAATGGATTAATTACACTTCCAAAAGATTATAGTTTAAGTAGTTTTATTCCTGACAAGGATGAAAGAATGCCTTATGAGATTGTACTTATTGATTCTAATGATGAATATGAGGCAATCTATGAGACTATTGACCATAGTACAGCAGGTAAATCTAAGTCTGATAATTATACATCAGTTTTAGGTGGATATAAGTTATTAGATGTAACTACTGGTAAATCTGATTTAGTTAAGTGGACTCAATCAGATATGGATAGACCTTTAGGGTTAATTGATAACAATGCAGTTTCAAAGAAAGTGCCAGAAATGGCAAAAACTTTTAAACAATATCAAGAAATAATTGTGAATGTAGATGAAAGAACATCATCTATAGTTTATAATTCTGGTTCCTGGAATGCAGTATTTCGTGCATTGTGTCTTGATATGACATCTCTTTCTCGAAAACATGCAAACTTATGGGGACAAAAGTATAGTGATTTCTTGAATCTTATTAATAAAGAGGTTATAGAGATTGGTAATCAAGATGTTGAAGATTATTGGCAACATCGACTATTTCCTCTTAAAAATGTAAGAAATGCTTCTAAAATTAACTGTCAATTAAAAGATAAAGATTTTAGTAAGTATATTAGATCTAATTATGCAGATGTTTTTAAAATGAAACTAACTGCTGTTGATTGGTTTACTTGGGAACTATTTTCTATTGATAGTAGTGAATCCAGTGCATATTATCAGGTGAATGATAAAGTTCTTTATATTAAAGGTGGAAGTGATATTTTAGGTGGTAAAGACCGCACACTTCACATGTATAAAGAACTTAATTTCTTGCGGATGGTATTCATTTATGGTATGATTAATGGTGTAGACAAAGCATTTAATATTCAAACCTTATTCGAATGGGTTACTGATAATTTAGGGATAAATCTTGACAATTTCAGTACACATAGTGATTTTGAAAAATTAGGCAATGTTAAAAAGAAGGGAAGACCTGTTGCTCCTCGAATTACATTAAAAAAATACATTTATGGTTAAATGACATCAACTGCACTTAAAGTACTAACAGCAACTACAGGTAATCGTAAAGATACATGGAACACTCCCACTAATTTTGTGGGAGATGTTCTTAAATTTTTTGGTACTGTTGACCTTGACCCATGTTGTAATGATGTGGATAATCCTAATGTTCCAGCATTAAATTATTTTACAGAGGAAACTAATGGATTAGCACATGATTGGCATGGAAAAGTGTTTATGAATCATCCTTATAGTGATAGTAAAACTTGGGTTCCTTATGCTGCATTACAATATGAATCAGGAAATGCAGAAGAGATGGTATTATTAATTAAATTAGATATTTCTACTAAGTGGTGGCGATCAGTAGCAAAATATCCGTGGATAGCAATTAATAAGAGATTGAGATTTGGTGTTGGAACAGGTGCTGCACCATTTCAATCAGCAATAGTATATTTGGGTAAAGATTTAGATAGATTTACTAAAGTATTTGGTAAATATGGATTCTTATATAAAAGGGGGGACATTTAAAATGTACTTATAGTGTGAGGGATATGTGGTTCCTATGCCCCAATTAAGTTCTGGGGGTTCAGGTGTAAGCGATTCCCATAGGGTAAATTTGGGCATATAGGTGAAACCTTGCAGATGCCCCACTCCCTCACTTTATTTTTATTACTATGTTAATTGACCTAACTAAACAAGAGATTAAGTATCTTGTTCAAGTTCTTAAACTTAATAATACGGAGTTGTTAAATGATGAGGAGGCAAATTTCTCCTCTAATCTTTATCTTAAACTCCGTAATATATCAAACGCATGTACCTGTAAGGAGGATTCCAATGTCAAGTGAACAACACTTCATCAATAAAACAGATGAAATGCTTGAAAAGTTCATAGAAGAATGTGAACAAGAAGCAGCAAAATTAGAAGTTACAGTTGATTATTATCTTGCGGAGTTCATCTAATGTATGAACCTGAAGTAGATGATTATGTAATATGGAAAAGACCTAATGGTGATTGGGAAGAGGGATGGGTATATTTTAAAGGAGATCCACCAGTAAAGAAAAAGGGATTTCTTGAGAGTCCTCGTTATATAACAATAGAAGTTCATGTTAAGGATAAACCCACTTGCATGTATTCAAGTGGTCAACCTATGCGACATAAAAAGATTCATGTTCTATTATTATGTAACGATTGTCATTGGCATGAGTTAGAGTATGTTAAGCATAGGAGAACCAGAGAGATACAGCACTATTCTCAATATGATGATATTGCTGGTAATGAAGAGGGAGTAAAATCTTCTTCTAATAGAGGAATGTATAAGTCACAAGAGGGAAGATTACAAGATTATTAATATGGGGGGACGTATAAATTGTCCTCATAATATAACAAACTATTTTTCATTCAATTAAACATCATGAGACCACCTGAAGTTATTAAACAACTTGCTGAATTGCGAGAAGCATGGAAGAGACAATCTTTCACATATACTAATGAACAACAAGCACAGTATGATAAACTCATAAAACTTAGAAGAGAAAGAGTTAAGTATTTCCATGATAATGGTCTTGTAAGTAAGGGTGGAAAGAAACTTGATAAAGATACTCCAACACCACCTAATCCATAAATAATTAAAAATTATATTTCAATGAAATCTTTTTACCAATTTATTAATGAAGCAAGAGAGATTAAGGACGTTGAAGGTCTTGGGTCTGGTACTGGTTTAACACATAGAGGTGGTGATAAGATAGGGGGTGAACGTAAGAAAACTGATGCTGAAAAGAAAAGAGTGAAAGCAGTGGGTGGAGGTAAAACTGCACCAGCAGCAAACTACAAACCTCGTAAGGATATTGGTAAGCAAAGACCTAAAGGAAGAGCAACTGAGAGGCAGGAGCAACCAACAAAAGAGAGAGGTTCTGCTGCATTATCAGCAAGAGAAGCACAACGCAAGGCAGCATTAGAAAGAAGAGCAGCGAAGTCTGGAGGTCAGAGTAAAGATCAGTTAAAGAAACAGGCAGACAAATTATTAACAAAGAAGACTAATACTGTTGACCCTACTTATAAACCACGCAAGGCATCTGGTCTTACTACTAAAGAACGTAAGTCTTTATATAAAAAAGGAGAAAGAGCATTGCGTGATGAAATATTAAAGAATACAGGTAAGAAATCAGAGAAGGAATTAAAGAATAAGATTACAAGTAAGTAAATTTGATTCTATTTTATTATGACCGTTGAAAAGTATGTTGGTTCAGTTATCAACTTAGGGAATTCATTTTCTCAAGCAACAAGACCTAAGAATGTAGGTCAGATGAGTGATTTAATACAAGATTATCGTGAATCTACTCCTCATCCGTCTCAAGATGGATGGGAATCTTTTTATGATGAGACACAAGGACTTGATAAGATTGATCTTGCTGCTGATAAGATATGGGATTATGTGCAGAGAATTAAAAAGAATTTAGATGAACTTAATCGTGATGATGTATATAATTGGACTAAAGATTTAATCGTTAATAAAACATTCTCAGGGTTACAAGTTCAATTAGATATATTAGAGATGGTATCTGAAACTGGTGAATATAGACTTGCTACTCCTGATGAAGAGTCAAAAGGAATTGATGGAGTTGTTGATGGTAAATATGTATCAATTAAACCTCATACTTATAAGAAAACTATTGAAGCAGGGAAAGAAACTATAGAGTATGATATAATATATTATAAGAACACAACGAAGGGATTGGTTGTTACTTAATGAATCAAATTATTTGTAATGATGCACTAACAGCATTAGAAACTATTGATGATAATAGTGTGGATATTGTACTTACATCTCCACCATATAATTTTGACATGCAATATGATGAGCATGATGATAAGAATGAGGGTCACAAATATATTAATACTCTTGTAACTGTATTTTCTGAGTGTAAACGTATACTGAAAGATGGTGGACGTTTAATTATTAATATTCAACCAAACTATAAAGAATACTTTCCATCTCATCATTATTTGACTACAGCATTAATTGAAGAGGGATTAATTTGGAGGGGAGAAATACTTTGGTTAAAGAATAACCTGAAGAAACTAACAGCATGGGGTAGTTATAAATCTCCCTCTTGTCCTTATTTAAATTATCCATTTGAATTTATTGAAGTATTCAGTAAGAATACAATTAAGCATGTGGGTGATAAGAATAATATTGATATTACTAAAGAAGAGTTTATTAAATATGTCAATGGTCATTGGTCAATAGCACCAGAGACAAGGATGAAAGAATATAATCATCCTGCAATGTTTCCTGAAGAGTTAGTGAAAAGATGTCTTAAATTATTCTCTTATAAAAATGATATTGTAGTTGATCCTTTTAATGGTGTAGGTACAACAACATTAGTTGCACATCAATTAGGGAGGAAATATATTGGTATTGATATTAGTGAGAGTTATTGTCAAATAGCAAGAGATAGAATACTTAAGTATAATCCTATAGAAAACTTTATGAAATAGGGGGGGGACTAGTAAACTGTCCTTATAGTGGAAGGGATACTACAGGGTAACGTCCAACAGACTTCGCACGTGCTGTGACCCACCTTCCACATTCATTCTATAACGTCCCTGTAAGCGTCTCTATGGCGTTTTAAGGGATTTTATGGTATATTGTTATTATTATGATTAAATTGCGTCCACATCAGACACAAATTGTTGATATTCTTAAGCATCACACTAAGGGGCAAGTAATTGTTCCTACTGGTGGTGGTAAGACTATTTGTATGATTGAGGATGCTAAGAGACAATTTGCAGATAGTGTATCTAAAACTATTGTAGTTGTTGCACCTCGTATATTATTAGCACAACAATTATGTGCAAATTTTTTAGAACTAATTGATAATGTAGATGTACTCCATGTTCATAGTGGAGAGACACATTATTACAGCACAACAAATACTCACAAGATAAGAGCATGGAATAATAATAGTTTTAGTAATAAGTTAATCTTTACAACATATCATTCTTTACATAAAGTACAAGAATCTGCTATTGTAATAGATACTATTTACTTTGACGAGGCACATAATAGTGTTCAGAGAAACTTTTTCCCTGCTGTTAGATTTTTTGCAACTACAAATAATCGTAGGTGCTATTTCTTTACTGCTACTCCTAAGCATAGCATTTCTACTGAGAGAGTAGGAATGAATAATGAGGAAGTGTATGGTAAAGTATTAGTTAATGTACCTGCACCTCATTTAGTACGTCAAGGTGTAATCTTACCACCTAAAGTTAAGATTAAGAAGATAGATGTTCAAGATGACAGTAGATTTAAGCATGAGCATGATTGTGACTATGTTACATCTACTCTTGATGAGATTGATATGGATAAAGTATTAGTCTGTGCAAGATCTACCAAACAAATTGTTAATTTAGTATCACAATCTGATTTTTGCATCAACTTAAAAGACCGTGGATATTCATGGATGTATATTACTGCTAAAACTGGGGCAGTTGTTGATGGTAAGAAAGTAGACCGTGAATCATTCTTTAATACTCTCAATGAGTGGGGTAAAGAAGATGGTAAGAAGTTTGTAGTATTACATCATAGTATATTATCTGAGGGTATCAATGTTAAAGGATTAGAAGCAGCAATATTCTTAAGAAATATGGATTACATTACTATTAGTCAAACTATTGGTAGAGTAATAAGAAAAGGTAGTGAAAGTAAGACTTTTGGGTTGATTTCTGTACCAGTATATGATAGAGTGGGTATATCTACATCTCGTAAAGTTGAAGCAGTTGTTGATACTATTTTTAACAAGGGTGAACCCGCTATTTCTGTAATTAGAAAATGAAACCGCATAGATTAAGAGGACTTGCAAGTGAATATGCTTTTGCTTCACAATATTATGAATTTATTGATGATGAATCATATTCGTTAATAGAACCTAAATTGGATACTGGATGGGATTTTATGGTTGCAAAGACCAGCACTAAGATACAAGTTAAACGTCATAATGTAAAGGTAAAAAATACTAATGTTTTAGATATTAGAAGAAAGAGAAATAAAGGAACTGGTAATTATACTGGAAAAGAGTTTGATTATATCGCTATACATGATACAATTAAAGATAAATTTATCATTGCTAATATAACACAGTTAATGAATAAAGATGGTAAATTAAAAACATCATTTAGTATTAAATCATTAATCAATGAAGGATTTGAGGTATTAATTAAATGAAAGATACAATTTTGTTTGGAGATTGTCTCGAAACACTTAAAGAATTCGATGAAAAGGCGAGGATGTGTGTCACATCTCCTCCTTATTATGGTTTAAGAGATTATGGAGGGGAGGATTGTCAGATAGGACAAGAAGAATCTCCAGAAGAGTATATTCAAAGATTAGTATTAGTATTCCGAGAGGTGCGTAATAATCTAACAGATGATGGAACATTATGGTTGAATATGGGTGATAGTTATTATAACTATAGACCAGGAAAAGGTCAATCATTAGTTAAACAAACTGTTTCTAACAGTAAGCAAGATTTACCAGACAAATGTGCAAGACGAGGTAATAAGTTAGAAGGGTTAAAAGAAAAAGATTTAATAGGTATTCCGTGGATGCTTGCGTTTGCATTAAGAGCAGATGGATGGTATTTAAGACAGGATATTATATGGCATAAACCTAATCCAATGCCAGAAA